TTCTCTCATAAATGTACCCATCTCAGGCTTACCCTTAAATGCTACAGAGTTATTTGCTAAGGCTCGTTGTCCTTCATTCTCCCACCATTGACCTGACTTAGCATGTCGCATTTGGTCATCGCCTAAGTTAGACAAGGAGATGAGGGCAGAACGTCTGACACCACCTACAACTACAACTTCACCAATCTTACACATAATGTCGTGGCACTCAATAGGAAATAGTCTCCTACCTTTAGCTCCCTTAAACTTCTCAATGCAGAACTGAAACAACTCAACTAAAGGAGCAGGTCCTGATGCTCTACCACCAAATGTTTTAAGTCTTGCACCTGCTGGTCTAACCTCTGACATATCCCATGTAGGAATTTGTCCTGCATATAACATAGCAATAAGTTCTCTTAATCCTTTTGACCATCCGGGTCTGCTATCACCTACTTTAATAATGGTACTACTATCATCAAAGTGTTCATTCACTATAGGTAACTTGTCTACAACTTCTCTCTCAACTGAGAACCCTACACCTGTGCCACACATTAATACATACATACATTCGTCAAAGGCTCGTGGACTATCAACAGGTATATAACTACAGTTATAACCACCAACGTGACACCTGTCTAGGGCAGGTCCTGATGTCATCAAGGCTCTCATACTAGGCATAACACCTAGATTCAGTATCTGTGTAGACAGTTTTTCCTTCAGTGCTTTAGTTAGACTGTAACCATGATTAGTTTTTAGATGACCTTCCATATAGTCAAAGTACCTATCAATGGTCTCTCCCCAATTCTCTCTGCGTTGTTCTTCTTCTTTCCATCTTGCATAGCGAGAGAGTGCTATGAAGTTTTGGTAATCCGTTGGTAAATAGTTGCTTATCATATCTTACTCCATTAGTATCTTAATATGGGAAATCTTAACACCCTCTAAATCGTGAAACAGTTCACGCATATAATCTTCAAAGTCTTCTGTGACATCTCCGTCAGATGGTACAGGATATTCTTCAGGGTCTACCTGCAAGGTTGCCATGATTTTAACTCTCATTAGACACCTCTATAAGCTTATTCAAGTACCATTGTGCTTTCCGTAAGTCCTCAGTACCATTCTTATACTTGTATCTCCATAGATACTTAGCTATATTACCCTGTAAATAATCCTCAAAGCCACTACCTAACATAGCCTGTAACGCATCAATGCACTCAATACCTGATTCGTTATAATGACTAGGATGATTAACCATGTCTTCATCTTGTTTCATTTTCATATACTCCATGTGTCTCATTATGCGTTGCCATCTGTGTCTGCTTCAAAAGAGAGTACCACAACATTGTCATGTCTGTCAACTACTTTCCCTTTAGGTGAGGGTATCTCATCGTTTCTTTTAGCTTCTTCAACTGCCCTCAATCGTAAGTCTTCATCTCTTTCCATCAGAGGTACTGTGGCACACATAGTCCTACAGAACTCTAGCACACCATAGTAGTCATCATCGTCTAGTGGGTTGTCTTCTGAACTCATTATAGATATGTAAACTTCTCCTGTCCACTTAAAGTGTTTATCTATCTGTGGTCTTATATTAACTACAAAGTCCTCATCTCTCATCTTATTCTTAACTGTCAACTAGGTCTCCTTAATTTAGAACCTGCAAATTTTATAAACTCAGGGTGTTTATTCTTACCCTTTTCCTTTAGCCAATCTTCAGGTATTATTCTGTCATGGTATTTGAATCCGTATCTAGTACACCATTGACCATAAGAAGACTTAGAAACTTTACTTAGTTTGCTTCTACTATTAGTAAATACAAAACGTATGTCTAAGTTAGGATGTTGTTGTTTTATTAGTATGTGTTTCTTTCTATCTGCTGTTACAAATCTACCCTTTGTCTCTATTATAATACCATTACTAAGTATAAAATCAGGAGTGTATTTGCGATAGGTTAGGTCTTCCCACTCTATCTTAATAGTCTCATAACCATATTTATGTTTTAATTCAGTAAGGTAGAGTGAGATAGAATGTTCTAGCCCACTCCTATACCCATACTTTAGTGCTTCTTTTCTTACTTTAGGGATAGCCATTTAAGCTTCCTTTAGACTTATATACTGAACCATCTTAGGCTCTTTTGCCTTAGACATCTGTGCAGGTAGCTCTATTAAGTTCTCCCAACAAGTAGTTCTATAAGAACAGAATGTGCAGTTCTTATTTAGTATTATGTTGCCTGTCTCTTTTCCTCTGAATGTTTCAGGTTCAGGCTCAAAGCAACGTACCAACTCTTCTGCTTCAGCTTTCTTTATACTCTCTCTTATTCTATTAAGCTCGTAGTCCATCTCAATTCTAGCAGGTACATACTTAAAGTGTCCATTGGCTTTGTTTAACACCCACCAACCACCTGCTTTTTTACCTGCAGCTTTTGCATACCCTGCAAGTTGTCCTACATAACCAAAGCTATCTCCTGCATGTAGAGATTCGTATGAATCAAACTTATACTTGTATGACCAATCAGATGCTGACTTAATATCGTCTACTGCATCATTTATAGCCAAGTCGTACGAACCTGATATAGTATGGTTCTCATCAAGCTCAAGCTTCACAGTGTCTGTGTCCTCAAACTTAACATTAGATTCCCTTAGTACTGCCTTAAATACTGCTTCAACTATATCCCCAATCATCATGTTCATTACAAAGGTAGTAGGTTTAGGTAACGCAGTCTCAGGTTTATTCTTCTCAAACCATAGTTGGCATGAGGGTCTACCTATATTAGACATACGTAACCTAAACTTTTCTTCTCTCTTCGTGTTGAACTGACGATTCAAAGCATCCTTAATATCAGTAGCCACTTGCTCAATATTATCTTGGCTCATAGCTGACTTACCACTTGTGGCATTTTGCAGATACTGATGAATCATCATTTCAGCAGGGTGGTTCATTATACGTCAGCCACATCTACATCAATAAAGTCATTGACTGTGTCTTTGTCTGACTGACTGACAGGTTTCTTAGCTTTCATTTCCCACTCGTTGAATATATAACTATTATAATTATCTATCCATGACATGAAGTTAATGAACGTATTTTGGTCATCATCATTCACAGTAACACTGTTCTGTAAATCTAGAGAGTAGTTAGGTAAGTAAAACTTAGCACCACTAGGTAATGCTCTTTCCTCACTAGTAAGCTCTATGTGATGTTGAACAGGAAGTCTCTTAGTCTGAGAGAACTTAGTAAAGGGTTCTCCCATAGTCTTGAAGGCATCACGATTGTCTATCTCCCATATAAAAGGAGTAACGTCTAGTGAAACCTTATCACCCTTCTCATCAACTGCATTAGGCATGTCAATAAGACCAAAGATAACTCTTACTCTCTTTATCTGCTTGATTACTTCTTGTGTAGTAACAGGTAATCCCTTGAAGTCTTTGATGTAACCTGATGGTTTACCACAATTAAAACCACCCTGATTGTCTTTCAAATCGTTGTTAAGATTATCTGCCATGAGTGTCTTATGATAAGTACCCATTGGCTCGCCTGATTTAGCAGACATATTCTTAACAAACCTTTTGTACATAAACCTCTGTATGAATGGTCTGATTTGAACTTTTGGTGCATATAAAACAGGCATGTCAGGTCTCTCTAACTTAAAAGAGCCACCCTTAACTACTACTGCTTCAATGGATTCTCCACCAACCTTCTTAACTCCCATGATATTATTATGGTGTAGTCTAAATCTAGGCAATGGGTTAGCTTTACTTGTATCTGCTGACCCTGTATCACCTGCTATACCCATAGCTTTCGCCATCTCAGCATAGTTGTCCGTGTCTATTGTCGTAATTTCATTGCTCATACTATTACCTTTCCTATAAGTTTTACAGTTATATCATATAACGTCTTTTGTGTCAAGCCAATTATCACCTATTTTTGATTCTAATAATAATGGCACATTGAATTTAATATTAAACTCAGTCTCAATCAATCTAATCATAGAACTATTGACTATCTTAATAACATGTATCACCTTTTGTATCTCATCAGGGTGTACATCAATCACTATGGAATCATGTACACTATTAACTATACAAGACTTCAATATACTTAGCTCATTCTCTATCTGTATAAGTATCAATGGTACTATATCAGCAGTAGCAAAGGACTGAACAGGGTAGTTCTTTATCTGAGTAAAGTGTGACACCTTACCAAATGCATTTCTTCTTACATCAGGGAATACAAACTGTCTGCCTGATGGTGTAGTTATCTTACCTGTACTTATAACTTCTTTAGCCAATCTGCCATGCCATGACTTGATTCCTTGGTACTTTTCTGTGAAGTGTGTGTAGTACTCAGCTTCTGCTTTTGTTCTTCCAAAGCCTGTTGCTCCATAGAGAGGTGCGAATGTGTGTGCTTTCGCATCCTGCCTAGAAGTCGGTTGACCTGCATCTGTAATAACTTTAGACGTATACGAGTGTACATCAAATCCAGTAGTGACCTCTTCAATAGCGACTCCATCTTGTGACAAATAAGCTGATACTCTAAACTCTAACTGAGCAAAGTCAGCTTCAAGTACCTTACCACCATCCCAACGTGATACGAATACTTTCTTAACAGGGAACGTACCACCTCTAGGCATGTTCTGCATATTAGGATCAGCACCACTGAACCTTCCTGTGGCAGTTCTATGTTGTAGTAAACGTACATGCAACTTACCATCAGGCTTAGTGTGTGTTATTATACCCTCAACGAAAGAGGATAGGTATGTGTCTAATGCTGACAACCTCTGTAAGTCTGTCAAGAAACTGACTGCATCATGTAGCTCATTCTTTCGTGCTATACCTTGTAGTGTTAATAGATTAGTTTTGTTAACAGTAAAGCCATTAGCACTTATCCATTTAGCAGTAGGAGCAGAGAACTTTAACCCTGCTACTAACGTGGAAGGAACAAAATGATAGCCACTGCCATTACAAGCATCACATCTGTTGGTGTTAATAAAAGGAACTCCATTCTTTCTAACCTTTCTTACTTGACCCCCACCTAGACAACCTGCACATTGTTGTGCATCAGTCTTGTACACTATGTCTGACTTTTCTTTTACTTGTTTCTTATATTCTTTAGTGTCCATGTAAGGAGAGAACGTATTAGCCCATTCAACTTTATCTCTAGGTTTCCTACTATAGATAACCCAAGACATCTGCTCAGGACTATTGAGATTAATAGGTGTGTCTCCCATTAACTTTGTTACTTGTTTAGTTAATCTCTTCTCTGTCTCAGCTTTCTCTTTCTCAAACTCATCTCTAACTTCATTGAGCTTGGCAACATCTACTGTAAAACCATTCTGATATATTCTAGCTAGAGTTACTGCTACACGATTAGTTAACAGTACAGTATTCATTAAACCTGAATACTCTTGTGTGTTTAGTTTCTTGTACAAGACATCTGACAATTCTTGTGTAGCTTTTAGATCAGCAGTCAAGTAGTCAGCTAACTCTTGCTTAGGTATCTCATCAATAGGTACTTTGTTCTTAAAGTATTCTTTCATAGTGTCTTGTTTCTTAGTCGCTAACTCATACCTGTTAGCACAGGCTTCTAATGACAATGGTTGTTTGTTACCACATTGTAATACATACTCCACTAACATAGTGTCAAACACTGCACCATCATACTTGAATCCACATTCCCATAGCCATAGTAAATCATGTACTATGTTATGTCCTATGAGTATAGTAGCTTTATCTAGTATCTCTTGCACTCCATCAAAGGTATCTCTGAATAAAGTTTCTTCATCACCATCAGTTAAACACCCAACCATTACTAGCTTATTGTCAGCTTCAAATGGATCAAGGTGTAACTTGCCACCTCTATGAGTGACTGTATTTTCTACATCAAGTGTTAATTTCATTTAATATCTCCTTATTATTCCATTCTTCTTTAGGTATACCTTTCCAATCCCAATCAATTAGATTAACAACATGTATCTCATTAATCATAACAAGACCAAAGTTAGCTTGTCCATGCAATTCAACAGTTAATCCAAGTTGTATTAAATCACTTAACTTTTCTAACCTAATTACCTTTCTTAAATTATTATTGGTATACCATTCTCTGTGATAAGGAACTTCACCATGTCTCTTTGCTTCCTTTTTATAGTCTTTTATATCTTCCTTTATGAGAGGTATCATTTCTTTAGTGTATGGGTATCTGTAACCCTCTGTTATTGCGTTATAAGAATATCCCTCATCCATAAGTTCTTTCGTGTGTCTCTTAGCTCTCTCTCTATATATAGGACTACTTCTCATTTAATTTCTCCTTGTGCTTCTTTAAATATATAACAGCTTTTTTAAGTCTTGTCAAGCTATCTGAGAAACCACCTAGTCCAACATTACAATGATGACACAACCATCCTCTAAACGAAAGTGAATCATGACAATGATCTAACACCCAACTTTGTAGTCTAGGTTGACCATATTTACCTATCTCTTTTAATCCCCTATCGCATATAGGACAAGTATAGTCTACATCAGGATATCTATTCTCTCTCCTTAGTTGTTTAACTAATGCAGATTGATTCCTGTTACAAGTCCTGCATGTTCTTTTTATCTCAGTCTGTTTCTTATCATCCTCTGCACTAGCATACTTCATTGCATTGAACTGATCTATAGGTTGCTCTATGTCACACTTAATACAGACTAAGCTATCCTTGTATTCAGTCACAGGTGTAACATGTCCAAACAAATCAACATCCATCAGGCATACCTAGCAGTAATATAATCCAACTCACAATGCTCAACTCCATGCCAACCTGATAACTTATTCTTGACTATATTTAAATGCCTAGCAGGACTTTCTTCATCTCCACTATCAGGGTTCTTTATAGAATCTTTAGCTATAAGAATCATCAGATCAGCTTCTGCAGCTTTTCCTGTTCTACTACCCTCCATCATAGCTTGGTTCAAGTATACCTTACCCTCAGCTTCAGCAGATAGCTGAGACATATAGAAGATAGCACACTCATGTGACTTGGCTATCTGACGAGCATATATAGCATTAGCTTTCAATGCTTCATCTGTTCTAGCAAAGCCACCTGTCCTAGCAAACTTATCTCCCATGTCTAGTACAACTATGTCAGGCTTGTATGCTTTACATATACTTTCTACCCAAGACATATCACGATTAGATGCATCTTTGATATGTATGTTCTTCTTAACAGGCTCATACAATTCTCTAGCCTTACTAGGGTTAGCTTTTATCTGATGCATTGTCATGCCTGTAGCTGATGTAAGATACCTAGCTCCAACTCTGTGAGCTGACTCCTCATTACATAAGATGATACACTTAGCACCCTGATGAGCAAAACCATTAGGACTAGCAATCAAACTAGCATGAAAAGATGTCTTACCTGTATTAGGTCTAGCACCCACCTCAATCAGATGACCTGAGTTAACACCCTCAACCTTTCTAGTTAGGCAAGGTATATTAAATGTCCACCTAGCTTCAAGATCATTCCTCTCAAGCAATGTTTCTATACTAATGTCATCCCACTCAACTTTTAGGTTAGGGGTAAAATCATCCCCATATAACTCAAGAACATCACGAAGAGGTTCAAGCGTGGATTTAGTACCATTAACGTAGTCAAAGCCAAGATTAGCAATGTCTTCCCCAACAACCTGTTGAAATAACTTAGACAATACTTGTTGTGCAATATCTGTTCCAAGAGGTTGCTCCTTCTTTATCTGTAGAAACAAACTAGAGTATGCCTGTTTCTGTGCAGTAGTCATGGATGGATTGTTAGACATAAACAATGCTTCAATCTCATCAGGTGTTACTGTTCTCTCATATGTATCCATAGCTTTATCTATGGCAGTCTTAATCTTCCTTACGTCTTTACTGAATAGTCTATCAGGACACTTAGCTCCTCTGTTATCTTCATAAAAGGGCTTATCCATAAGACTTCTTATTAGTGATAATTCCATGTTGGTTACTCCTTTGGGGTTATTAGTTTTAGTTCTTCATAGTCACGTTCTTTCTTATACTTCAAGTCATCTTGTAATCGTAGCACCTTTACGTCATTCACGTATCCTCTTAGTTCTTTTGCGAATGAAAGTGTTTTGGGTAATGCATCAGGGTCTAGTGCTATTATAGCAGTTGAGAATTGCATAAGGTATCTTTTATGTGCTTCTGTTAATGATGTACCCAACACTGCTACCCCTGCATATACCTCATTACCTACTGCGATTGCACTTACACAATCCTCAACAACTACTGCTACCCTACCATTACCATGAATGAAAGGCAAGCTATTCTTTCCATATCTTTTCCACTTAGGCAATTTCTTACCAAGTGATCTGCCTGTAGCATCTACCATTTTGTGATGGACTATAGGAAATACTACTCTATCTTCTTTAACATCATAGTATAACTCTACCTTAGTTGTATCAATACCCCAAGATTTACACCATGCCATTACGTTAGGTCTATTGTTATGAGGTACTATATGCTCAGGCAATACAAAATCATTTATGTCATCATCTAATACACGAGGGTCAATAGCATCTCTTATATCATCTACTGATAATCTTATTCGTGCTGAACCTGACATAATACAAGTCACCTTGTAACAGTTCCATAAAAGTGTACCCATATTATTGGTGACAGTAAAACTTTTATACCCATTACAATTAGGACAGTTAAATCGTTTACTCTCTCCAACACTTAATTGTAAGTCACTTACATAGTTATATATATTCATTTAAATATCCACTTATATGTTATATATGTTCTTTGCTCGGCACGTTATCTGTGCTTATAGCATACATTTTACGAGTTGTCAATGCATTTTTTGCAGAATCTAAAGTATTTTTCATATATGGTTTCACAGACTGTGGATTTGCATGACCTGTAACTGCCATAATCTGACCCATAGACACTCCTGCTTCAACCATTTCTGTAGTACCTGTTCTCCTTAGATCAGCTATCCGTAGTTCATCAGGCAATCCACATGATGTCATAGCATTTCTAGCTACCAATGATAGCCTAGTAAGAGTATAGGGCTTGTATGCTCCTCTAATCGCCTTTGGAGAGGGTGCAACATATTCTTGAAAGTCATAGTCATTTCTCTGTTGTATAAGCATTGCAAGTAAATCCTCACTAATAGGCAGATGAACTGTTGCACCTCTTTTGGATTGATCTAAGTTCAATACACCCTTGTCAAAATCTATTGAGGTAAACTTTAATAACCTCATATCTCCTACCCTCTGACACCATTCATATGCCATCTGAACAATTAAACCCATACTCCTATATCTAAAATCTGAATAACAGAAATCTAATAGTTGCATGATTTGTTCTTTTGTCCATGTAACTTTTCTAGGCTTAGTAACCTTACACTTAAAAGTAGAGAATGGATTGCTCTCAGCATAACCCATCTCCATTCCAAATGAATAAACTTTCCTAGAGGTAGCACATATATGATTTGCCATATAAATGCCACGTTTTAGCCATAGTTCATACGATTGCCTAGCTAATGCACCTGTCATTTTATTGACATTAGTTGTACAAATACTAGTGCTATTAACTTTAGTACCTAACATTATAGCTAGACAGTTTGAATAATCTACTTTAGTTTTTACTGCTAACATACTGTAATCACTAGATAAATAGTACTCGTCTACTAATTTATTTATATTCATATGAACCACTCCACCTAGAATAATGCCCATGTTCACACGTGACCTCAGCACCTACCATGTTAGCAATTTGATGTTCCATAGCATCTAACTGACATACTTGGTCATAGTCTATTGGACACTTATCATCTGTATGAGCATTTATACTTCTTAGATTTTCTAATATTTGCAATAGTGTTTTAGTATCTTGTTTATTTAAGTTTATAATTTTATTAACTTCTATTGGTTTCTTTTTAGTCATACTACACCTCCTGTTCTAATAGTTCTAATCGTTTACATAGTTCGTCTATAACTTCAGTATTATATTGAACACACCCATCACTACCTCTTAGCTTATGCAAGGCAAACCTTATCTCTCTAAGTTTTAATACTTGTGGTTCTTCTATTATCTCAGTATTCTCAGTTAAATTTATTGTAGCCATTCTTATTCTCCTTTACATTATGGTTGTTATACAACAGTATTGATGCATTTTCAATACGTTTGTTATATTTAAGTTGATAGCCTGTACCTGCTCCTAATGCACTAACATCTATTAAGTGTTTATGATAATGAGTTATGCTATCCCATTTATCTTTTAGTTGATTGCATATCTCATCATATTCGTAGTCACTTATTATAGGATCATTTATCTCATAGTATATATAAGAGTGCATGAGATAATAAGGTACTAACATATTAGGATTAGTTATACTACTTAGCATCTATATATATTCTCATGTGTGTTGACTCATCTTTACTCTGACCCCAATAGGTAGCACCTGTTCCCTTTAACTCAGGCTTGATGTGCTGACCTCTGACCCTCATCTTGTATGACTTCTTATTGAAGTGCTTCTTCATAGTGTCAACAAACTCTTGTCCATCTGTATCGTTAGGTATCTCGCTGAACATATAGCCACACCCTTTAGGTTGTAGTAGGTCATTGGCTATTCTATATTGAGCTTTCCAATACTCTGCGTTCTTTAACTCTGCTTCATATCTTTCTTGCCATACACAATTATGTATATACTTTACATTAAGTTCGTCATACTTTTTCTGCCAAGACTTATTGTTATCCCATGCTATGTCGTAGGCTTCCTTAGATACAGTTTGATTTCTATCCACCTGTTCTATCTGAAACTTTAACTCAGCATTTTCTTTGGTTAGTTCCTCACACTTACCCACTTGATGTTCATCATGCTCAAGTTGTTGAACAAGACGTTGGGTTTCTAGATGCACTTCCTCATTCTCTTTTAGTATCACATCTATTCTATTACCTAAGTTCTTGTTAGCATTAACTAAATCTTGATTCTGTGTGACTAGTTCAGCAGACTTACCCTCTTGTGTATCAGTCCTAACATCTTCATCATTCTGTTTAACAAATGCTCTGACCATATGCTGAAAGTCCATATGTGATATAGGTATGTACCTATCTTCTGCTTCTGAATAGTAATCCTTGTGACCCAAGGCATACATATCATCTGCTAATTTACCTGTGCTAGTTGTAGCTCCTAGCATTTGTACTACTCTATGTATCTTCATTATATTCTCTCCTTTACTTTATTTGTTAAGTTTTCATAGGTATTAGCAAATGTATACCTATCAGCATCAGCGTAGTCATTCAGCCAATCTAGGAAAGCACCCTTACTTACTATTTGAAATGACTCATCTTCCTTATGGTCATGTATATGAAATATATGATTGTTGTGTGTCATTATACTCTCTCCTTTGTGTTGTACATTTTATTATAATCTTTAACGACTTGCTCACTATACTTTCTGTCTTGCTCATCAGCATCATACAAGATACCTCGTAGTATATGAGCAACGACATCAACTGTCCACCCATTACCAATCATCTTGTATCTCTGACTATTGGACACATGGTTGGTGTAGTTGTCAGGTATAGTCTGCAATCTCTCACACTCTAGTGGTGTCAGCTTTCTCCACATATCCTTACTGACTACTACGTTGTCCTTCTGCACAGTCGTAAGACAGTTAGACTTCTCATCTTCTCGTACCTCTAGTTGCCTAGTGAATGGTAAGTCTAGTTGGTCATCTTTCCTAGTACCATGCTCATCTAGTCTACGATTAACAATCCTACCTATAGCAACCTTTGGTTCTCTGTGTCCACCCTGCATAGTAGTAAGGGTAGGTGCTTTACCTTCTTGAGCATACACTCTCTTGATACTGTCGTGTCCTTTGAGGTCAGCAGTACCAACCCTAATCAATCCATCTCTAGACACAGTAGGGTTATCCTTCAGTACCATAGTACGTTGCTTACGTTCAATACTATTCCACCATACTGCACCATTGTATCTAGCAGTAAGGCAATGAGACTTGCCATCAGCATTAGTCATTACGTCTGTAGCATATCCATCTTCTAGTATGTCTTGCATAACAATCTTCTTGTCTCGCATCTCCTCAATAGGCATCTGTTCGTATACCCATGTTCCTGCTTCACAAGTTGTTAACCTACCCCACCAATACAGTCTGTATCTCTTCTGTGCTGACTTGTACTTAGAGTCTAGTGCTTGTGGCTCAAACCCCATGTACTTAGAGATGACATCTTGTGACTGCTTAGACATACGAACATTCTCTAGCAGTACATACTTAGGCTTCAACTCATCTCGTAGTCGCATGAACTCAAAGAATAACTTACTACGAGGGTCATCAAAGTTTAACTGCTTACCTGCAAAGCTGAACCCTTGACAAGGTGACCCACCCATCATCAAGTCAATGTCATGGTCAAAACTACTAGCATCAACCTTAGTGATATCCCCTACTTGTATTGTGTTAGGAAAGTTAGCTTGTGCAACCTTCATAGCATACTTGTCTATCTCTGAAGCATAGTAGACATCTACTAATACTCCTGCCTTATCTAAGGCTAGTTGACCACAACTTAGCCCATCAAAACAACTTAATACATTCATTGTGTTATCTCCTTAGTTGTAATTATCTCACCCTTAGTTTCAATCCATACCTTAGCACCACATGATAGAGGATCATCAGGAGCATACACTAACTCCATCTCTCCTATCACTCTTACACTATGAGCATAAGT